GTCTTTCTTTAGAAATCTCATGCTCATATTCTTTTGATACAAGAACAGATATAGTTTTATCTGGCACTGAGATCATTTATAGGTTTTCTTTGTCCAGAAGTTTTTAATATAGTTATTAACTAATGTAGCACTAACATCTCTATCTTCAATCATAGAGTATTCGCCCTCTTCATAAAAGTCAAACTCAGATTTCCAATCAGTTCGCTTAAATGGTGTTACTTGACATATTGGAGTACCCCGCTCAATAATGCCTTCAAAACCTTCTTTTATAAAGACAGGAGGAGCAAGTTCATGTGGACTGCTATCAGTATCCATAATTCCAGGGACAGCTTTAAATGGAAGATTCCTATATCCAAATGGCTCTGTTACAAGTATTGAATATCCTTTTGGAACTTTTGGAAACCAGGTGTTGATATATTTAAAAATAATTTTAGAATATCCATCAGGTATTTCTACTCCCAAGTTTATTCCATGAAATTCAAAGACTTCTCTTTTTACCCGCCAAGAAATTTCAGGAAGTCCATTTTTTTGTACAACTTGAACATCTGCCCATAATGGAATAATATATCCAGATGTTATTGCATCAAGCATTGGTTGGCATTTTTTAAAAGTAGCATTACTTTGTCTATTATTAATAATTATTTTTTTACCGTCAGGATTTTCAGTAGACGGAGTATACGGTGTCATGTTTTTCCACCAATCAGGAATAGCCTGTGTAGCAGGATATGGTCTTGGACAGACCTCATATCCATATTTATCTCTTGCTATAAAAGTTATTTTATTTGTCATACCCACCTCTATACATTATAGCAAATGTACTAAATATCCCACCAGACCCTTATTGTACCGCCACAAATATCACATTTGTATTTAAGGTGATTTCCTTCATCGTAATGTTTTTTATACAGCTCTGCCTGTAGCTTCATATCGGTTTCATGTGTATACCGCCCACAATCAGGACAGATCTCTTGTCCTATATTTTCATATACGTGGCGACATGGCATGTTTTCCATTATACCCCAAATCTGAAAAATTTTTCATTTTGAGAAAATCTGAATATTTTTCTAAGATGTATGATGCACAATTTAAAAAAACATTTCTAAAATAAATAGTGAGCACACCACTAGGGTGTGCCCATCTATGCTATTTAGTGTAGGGGAGCTGTCCCTTGTAGATAACCGTCAATAGATAAAACATCACAAGTAATTTTTACTCGTTGATTTTTCTTTAGTGTTTTTTTATACATGTCCATGAAATAAAAAACATTTTCTTTTGTAGGCAAATCCATTTTGAATTCTTTGCCGTTCATGCTAGTTATTGTTACTTTCATTTGATACCCTTTCGTTTTCGTAATGGCTGCGGTCATAGTTAGCAAGTGTCCCACCATTTTCTAGGTGAGCCTTGCGTCTTAGTTGTTCCTCTGAATAGTTAGCCATTTGCTACACACTCACAAGGTTCAATGCTGTAATCGTATTTGTCACCATAGAATAGATAACCTTTTCCGTAACATGATGAACAATCTATTGTAATTGTTTTGTAGAGTTTCATTTATCGCACCTCCATGCTTTCTACTGTGTAGCCATGTGCTACTAAAGTATCCATAAGGTTATTTATCTGATACTCAGATAACATCAACCTATCTTGAATTGTAATGAGGTTTCCCTCTTTTTCTACTGTGTAACTTAGTGATAACATTTGCTATCCTTTCTTTTAGTTTCTATACTGCGTATTCTACTCTATACCGCTGACATTTTCAAGGCGACACGCCGTGTCTTAGTTGTGAGCCTTGTCACAATCGTGCTTGTAATAGACTTGGTAGCCCCATACTGGGCAGGTCTTGTATTCGCTAGGATTGACAATCATGTAATCGTTTTTGCTTTCGTATATAGTGTTCATTTCTAAACCTTTCTTTAACTTTCTAATACCTGTATTCTAACAGGCACCACTGACATTTTGACCTGTTTTTCGGGCGTGTCGCAAAACTATTTTTGTGGTCTTGGTCACACCTGGATCTGCGTTATCCACAAGTTATCCACAGGTGTCGGCATAGTGTCGGCAACCTGTGACCTACATCACATGTGAGGTGCGTCACAAAGTCCTAAATGTCCGTTTTATACCCCTGAAAATGTCAGACCCCCCTGCTAGAATACTTGTATTAGATAAAAGAAAGGTAGGTCATAAAATGACTACACTAAATAAAAATGAAATAGTAGATTTCTTAATTGAAAACAACTTCGCAATTCAGGATAACATCTGCGTATTCTGCTCATCTCGTATGGATAGGTGGGATAGTATCTGCCGTAAGTGTAAAGAATATAAAGGTGTGATGAACATCGTTGATGCCGTAGAATACTACGGATTAGAAATTATTGGATACTAAAGAAAGGATAACTAATAAAATGTCTATTGAAATTTTTGAAATAAATGAAAATGGTGCTGGTTGGGTATCATTAGAAAATGCTAGTGCTTCTAATCAGATTGCTCTTGAGTGGGCAGTAATGAATAAAGCAGAAATGAAAATGCTCTGCTTCAAATGCCATGTTGAAATTCCTCGTGGTAATGTTTGCGTTAATCATAAAGATGTGAAAGGAGCAATTTACTTTGACTAAAAAAAAATGTACTAATCAGTTTTATTACTGAAGCTGAAACAGATCTAAATGCTGTTTTTGATTTAAACAAAATTTTTCTAGCGTTGTCAGAAAACGATTTGAAAAAGTTTGATGTGTTTGATGTTCTAGATGTTGTAGAATAAAAAAGTTTTTTGCTAATTGAAATAGTTAGCAAAAAATGCCGACACGTTCGGGCGTGTCGTCCACAGGTTTATCCACAGGCTTACGTGTGATAAATATCTCATTTTTCAAAATGTCCGTTTTATCCGCATTTTGGATTTGATTTTGTCAGCCCGTTCTGATAGACTTACGGAGTAAGAATAAAGAAAGGAAAACTAAATGAAAACTTCAATGTCACTTAGAGAAATTGAAAGTCTAGGCTATTCACTAACAGATACAATTTGCGTGTTCTGCTCACAGACTTTTTCTGAAGCCCCTAGTTTCTGCGGAAATTGTCAGGAATATAAAGGCTTGGCTAATATTGTGGAAGCCGTAGGCTACTATGGGAGAGATATTCTCCCTGTGTGATGAAAGTCACACTCAACACGCTGGGCTAAGATTTGACTTTTAGCCAAAAAAATGAAATAATAGAATTATTAGAAAGTATCTTAGAAAGGATAACTAAATGAAAACTTATTCAATTCCAGACCTGCTAATTGGTCACACTTACTACCCTCGCTCTATGGCGAGAAAATACCAATATGGTGAAATTAACTTCGCTGAAAAGCGTGAGGATATTTGGCTAAGTGAAGGCTATGAGGCTTTCGCAATTCGTTTTAATGGTAGCCGTTGGGCTACTATCGCAGTAAAGGTTGGTGAGTAATGAAACTAGATGAATTCAAAGCCTATATTGAGGCACAGCGCAAAGCGCAACAATTGACAAACTTAGAGAAAATCGCTACAATTAATAAAACAACTAAGAAAGGTAATAACTAAAAATGACTAACACTACTTATACAGATTTCCCGTTCACAGTTAACGGAGTAAATTTTATCTCACGCATATATTCTCACTCAGAATTTCTAAACACTATCAAGGCTCTGCCTGCGGGTATCTTTGAAACCATGAACGCTGAAGCAGTTAGAGAAATTATTGGTGACCCATCTCTACTATCTACCGCAGATTTATTAGAGGAATTAGAAAGAGTAAATGAAGGCGGAAGCCATGCGTTTATTTTGTTAGGAGCAAACGCCTAATGATGACACGCAAAGACTACGTTAAAACTTCAAACATCCTAAAAGGATTTGTGGATGAAATTCATCCGCAAGTCTTTGAGGATTTGGTAGAGGAATTTTCTCAATACTTCAAAGCAGATAACGAAAACTTTGATAAAGCAAAATTTGAAAAGGCTTGTGGAATAGATGAGTTAGGATTAATACCCGTATGATAATTTTACAAACAATTGGATTGCTTGCGATTTGTTTTGGAATTGGATTTAGTTTCGTTTTATTTATTGCGAGCTGATCTAAAAAGTTTTGTTGAGATTTCAATTAAATGGTTGAAGTTTCAACAAAATGCCGATCTTGTCGGCCCCCGCAGTCGGGCGTGTCGTTTACGTACGATGTGATTTTTCTCACAGAAATTTGCTGCGTCAGATTTGTATTTGTCAGTCTTATCTGATAGGATTTCAGTATTGAAAGAAAGGAAATAAAAATGGATAAATTGGAATACGCACTACGGCAGATTAGAAACTGCGATTTGTGTAATGGTAGAGGTGTTGATTATTTTGGAAGTGGAGATGAATATGATTTTGAGGATTGTATTTGTAATCCATACGGAATTATCTTAGACCATGACGGCGAGGTAATTTGGGATAATGGTTTGACTAGTGAGGCAGAGTTATCTATCTTTGCTAGTGCGGAGGCTAGATAATAATGGGAAGTAATTTTGCTAATGACTTATCCGTAATGGATAATCTAGATATTGAAAGGCAGATAGGAATACACTTATCTGCTAATCACTACCCGCCCGTTCCCGCTATCATGGTTCCTACTTGTATTGAAGCCATAGATGCAGTCAATGATGCTGGACTATGGGATTTGGAAATACCACTACCTGAAGGCGTGTTATGGCGTGGTTTGACTACTGCACCTGCCCATGCTATTATTGAAGCACACCACCTAAATGCTTGGCTTATTGAAAGAGAGGAATGCTAAAATGCAATATGACTATGTTATTACTACTTACTATGATGGAGAACTAAAGAACACTCATAGAATAACTGATTTGTTTGATGCCATTGAAGTTTGGGGTTTGTGTAAAGACCACGGAAATGCTAAGGAATACGCAACCTACAATTTCACAGACCTAACAGGTAAAATGTATACAAAAACTTTTTACTCAAATGGTGAGGTATCTATAAAATGACTGCTACAATGTTGAGCATGGACTATGTTCACGTTGATAATCTTGCCGTTGATCAGCTAATGGAAGATGATTTAGTTGAGATCAGCGGTGAGATTGTGCAGATAATTGCAATTTCATCAATCAAAAATGGCTATGCGCTAACTTTTGAAAATGAGTTTGGTGAAAAAGATATTTTAGATTTTGATGACAATGCAATTTTTAAATTGTATGTAATGCAATAAAATGCCGATTTTGTCGGCCCGCCCCATTTGTCCGTTTTGTTAAGAAACTCCTGATTTGATTTCTTAGATTATTTATGATAAGATTATTTTATGAACAAAAAAACGCAGTCAGAAATTAGACGTATTCAAGAATTACGTAGATCTAATGCTGCTGCGCCATTAAGGAACAAGAAAAAATATTCACGAAAAGTAAAGCATAAAAATTTGACAAAAGCCTAGAAAAATGTTATTCTAGAATTCAGAAAGGACCCCTATGTTAAAACGTTCAATGGATAGAAAAGTGGCTAATGCCGTATCACCTAACGGTAAAACAGCTACTATTGCAAATACTTTTGGCCTACCCGCTGGAAAAGACTACTCATGCCCTGGACAGACAGAGACATGCGCTAAAGTCTGCTATGCAGGGAAGTTAGAGAAAGTATACAAAGGCGTTAGAGATGTTCTAATGCATAACTGGAATTTACTAAAAGACGCAGACCATGACACTATGGAAAATTTACTGCAGGCAATGATAGATGATTTCAAGAAAGATTGTGATAAGAAAGACGCCCCTAAATTATTTAGAATTCACTGGGATGGCGATTTCTTTTCAGATGAGTATGCTTTTGTATGGAAGCATATTGTGTTAAATAATCCTGACGTAAAATTCTGGGTATATACAAGAGTACCCTCTGCCGCCAATATTCTAAAAGATATTGAAAACTTATCTCTCTATTTTAGTACTGATAAGGATAACAAGGAAGTCGCTATTAATCTTAATAAAGATAAGGGAATTAAATTAGCATACCTTGCGGATACCTTCGCAATTGGGCAGGCAGACATGAAAGAGATGATTGGCAAGGTAGGGGCAAAATGTCCTGAAAATAAAAAGGCTATTCCCCTAATTGACAAAGAGGGCTCTGCTTGTGTAAAATGTTCTCTATGCGTGGATAATAAATCAAATATCGTGTTCTCTGCTAAGAAAAAATAGAAAGGGTAGCAATGGACATACTAGCAATACTAATAGGCTTATTTCTTCTATACCTAACAGTAGCAGGCATGGGGAATTAGTGATTTACCTCACAAATCTCAGATAATGAGATTATTGGGGAAAATAACTTGACAAAGCAAAAAATAAATGAAATAATAAATACAAGAAACAACAACTAACGAAAGGAAATACAATGTCAGTAGCAGTAGCAACCTACAAGGTAGGAGATACTTACACCTCACAGAAGTCAAAGGTGACAGGTGTTATCAAGGAAATCGTTCCAACAGACAAGAACACAGTTCGTGTCAAACTTGATGTAAATGGACAAACTCGCTGGACTACTTGGAAGTCTAAGTAGTCAAATTGGGTGGGGTAGCCAACTTGACTATCCCACCTAAAAATGTTATAGTAGATACCCCCAAACAAAAAACAGAAAGGCAACACAGAAATGGCAAGACAGAAAGCAATTAGCGTAAAGATAGCCACCACTAAGGTTATCAAAGCACTAGAAACTAAATTAGCAGAAATCCAAAAGGATAAGGCTAATCAGAAAACCAATGAGGAAAAGTTCTCAAAGGCGCAAGAGAAGTATAACAAGGAAGTAGCAAAGTTAGCACTAGAGAAAATCTCTAAGGCAAATGACCTATCTGCTCACAAGAGATACAACGGAGAAATCGCAGTATCTTTCAATTTACCTGCTGGCACTATTGACCTACCTACTGAACCTGAAAAAGACTTTCAGAGTTTCCATGAGTGGCAATACAAAGAGATGATAGAGGAAATTGAAAACGCTATCCGTATTCTCAAGATGACAGATGAGGAAACAGTTAGCACCTCAACTTACAACGCTATCGCTCGTTATCTATAATTCTCAATACGAGAAAAGTCCTGAGCATGACTACTAAAACTGCTCAACACACTAACTAAGAAAGGAAAACAAAATGACATTAGGCGGATATACTTATCAAGTGGGAGACTTATTTACAACATCTCGCACAGGAATTACAGGTCGCATTGAAAAGTTTGTTCCACAAACTAAAAATGTAACTCGTGTAATGCTACGCCTTGCAAATAATCAAACAAGATTTGCAATGGTAAAAACACACTAATAAATGTCACTGCCAGTGCCATGGCGAGGCATACAGTTCCTAAGCATGAACTGAAACTGCTTAAGTTTCTCTCTTGATAAGCACTGCTAACAAATGAAGTGATCTAAAAAATCCTTGCAGTTATTCCTAGAGGGATCATCCTGAGCATGATGTAAAACTGCTCACCTTAAAAAATGCCGACAAGCTGTGATCTAAATCACATCTCAAATAATGAGATTAATTAAGATGGCGATTTGTATTTTCCAGTTTTTTCTGCTAATATTAATACATACAGAAAGGAAAGCCCCATGATAGTAACCGCTATTAAATTACAAGAAGCAACAAAAGAGGCAGTTCATGACCCAATGGTTATGGAAATGGCTGCTGGTCTATTTCAAGCAAGAAACATAGTTAGTGATGAGGATTTTGCTAAAGCATTGTATCAGTATTCTGCTTTATTGTCATCCCTTACAACTACCCTCGCAACAAATGTTCTTTTGACAGAGGAGCAAATGGATGCTATGGTTAGTGAAATAAAAGAATTTGACGAACTAGGAAAGGATGTTCTCAATGGAAACGACTAATGAAACCGTGGCCCCTGACCACTACAATCCAAATCAGTTAGTAACCTATAAGGTTATTAGCAATGAAACAACTACATACCCAACAACTAAGGTAACTGATATTGAATGGGCATTAGAATCTTATCGCACAATGAAAGAGAGATTTAACAGCCAGTCTCAGTCTGTAGCAAATCTAGAAGAAATGTTAGCAGGCTGGATTGAGAATGATGCATCTGCAGAGTTTATTGTACATGAACTATGTGACTTGTTTGGATTCAATCCTACCAAGGATATTGAATTTGAAGGAACTATTTCATTCAGTGGAATCATTTCAGTACCGCTGAAAGATTTTGCAGACTTTGATATTGATTCAATTAGTTTTGATGCTGATATCACTACATATGATGCTGATGTTGATATTCAAAATGTTGAAGTTGATAATGTAATAGCTTTGTGATAGGGGGCTATCCAAAAGGACCTGAGCACGTCCTAAAACTGCTCCACAAAAATGTCGGCACGTTTTTTGATCTTTGTCAAGCTTTACGTAGCGTGTCCGTTTTGTCCCATTTTCTTATCTAGATTTGCATTTGTCAGTCATATCTGCTAAGATTGTTTTACTTAAAGAAAGGAAATAAAATGGCTCATGAACTAGAAACGCAAAATGGCGTTGCTTCATTCGCATCATTCCGTGAACCTGCTTGGCATGGTCTAGGCACAGTTTTCACAGAAGAAAAAAATACGGCAGAAATGCTTGCTGCTGCTAATCTAAACAATTGGAATGTTAGATTGCAAGAATTAGAAATTCCAAATACTCTCACATCAGATAAATCTTATCAATATGTTGTGAGAACTAATCCTACTAATAATAACCAGACAGATGTTTTGGGAATTGTTGGTGAGCGTTATGTTCCTGTTCAAAATGAGGAACTCTTTGCTTTTGGTGATAATATCCTAGACGGCGGTGGCCGTTGGGAAACTGCTGGCTCAATTCGTGGTGGCCGTGTTGTATTTGGCTCTCTTGCTCTTGAGCGTGAGACTGTGCTAGACCCTAGCGGTGTTGCAGATAAGGTTAAGACTTATTTGCTTATCAATACATCACATGATGGCTCTATTGCTATTCAAGCATCTATAACACCTGTTCGTGTTGTATGCGCTAACACTCTTAACCTTGCACTAGGTGCTAAGCGTGGCAAGAATGCAATTAAACAGTCATTCAAAATTCGTCACACTCAGACAGCAGAAGGTAAAATTGCTGTTGCTCGTGAGACTCTTGGTCTTGCTAATAAATATATGGACGCTTTTGATGTTATGGCTAAGGCTATGATTGAAAAAGAAATTACAGCGCAACAATTCAATGAGATTGTTCTTGCTGCTTATCCTAAGCCTGAGAAAGATGCTAAGGGCGCAATTACAAAATGGACTAACAAGGTAGATGTTATCAATGACATTTATACAGGTGAGTTTAATGGCATGATTGCTGGCACTGCTTGGGGTGCGTTTAATGCGCTTACTGAGCGTTTAGATTGGCACCGCTCATCTCGTGGTGGTAATTCAGAGGCCATGCTTGCTGCTGCTAGCGGTTTTGATGCAACAATTACTGCAGAAAAAAATCGTCTGCTAAGTATTGTAAAAAATACTTTAGAACTGGTATAATAAAAAATACCTATCTAATCACTAGTGGATTAGATTTCAACTCCTGAGCATGAGTATAAACTGCTCACCAATTGGTCTGTTAGCTTAGTTGGATAAAGCGCCACCCTGTCACGGTGGAGATCACGAGTTCAAGTCTCGTACAGATCGCAAAAAAGTGCCGACATGCCCTATTTGTCCTATTTGTCCCCATGATATTTTTTACGATCTTTCATTAAGAAGGGCTTGATTTTTTCCCAGTTTTCTGCTAAAATTTTATTATCCACAGAAAGGGAAAATATGTTAGGCTATACCAAATTAGATGTAGAGAATATGATTTATTGTATTGATTCATCTATGCTGCTTATTAATACTGATGAGAATCCTGCTATATATAGGGGATTAGTAGAAGCAGCTAGTTTATTAGAAGGATTATTAGCAGAGGGTAGAGTGTGATGTATATCACATTAAGAGGACTTGACTTATACCCCCACATTTTGTAAAATTGTATTACGACCAACAGAAAGGACCCTATAATGCCAAATTGGTGTTTTAATGGACTTACCATAGAAGGTAATCCGTCAGAGGTTAATGACCTTGTAGCACAACTTAATAGACCATTCAAGAAGATTGCAGATAACTGGAATCCTGAAACACATGAAATGGAAAAGAAGTTATATACATATCCTAATCCAGTGTTTGCATTTCATAATATCTATAATCATTTAGAGGACGGAGTGTCTGATGATGTTTATATGGGACAGCCTGACCATACCCTGCCAATTGCAGAGCAAATGCAGTTCAAGACCAATGATTGGTATTCTTGGAACGTCCGTAATTGGGGAACCAAATGGGATGTTGCTGTAGGAGCAGACGATAAGTATCCTGATACTAATACAGAAGGCCCTGTTCCAAATGGTGATAATCTTGTAGTTCACTACAATTTCAATACTGCTTGGTCTCCGCCACATCCTGCTATTGCTAAACTATCTAGTCAGTATCCAACATTGTTATTTACCTTATCATATGAGGAAGAAACAGGTTGGGGTGGCGAGTGTGAGTTCCTACGTGGAGAAATGATTTCACAGTCAGAGTATGGTTGGAAGTGTCGTGAATGCGATAACGAAGAAGATGAAACACCATATTGCGAAGAATGTGAATTTGATACCTGCCCTAGTTGTGGGTATAATGAAGCAGATGAAGCATGTGAACAACACAGAGAGGGACATAATGCACACTTACTTAATTGAATATATGAAGTTACATCTCATTTCTATTGAGCAAGACCTAGAGGGTATTGCTACAGAAATGGAATTACTTGACCCTAGTTCTAAAGAATATCAGGAACTAGATTTTGAATATAACTGGTTATCAGGGCAGTCTATCGCTACCCGCCATTTTATCAAGGTAGGAGAAGAACATGCAGCCCAAGCCAACTGAGCTACCTGAGCACCTACGTAAGGCTGTAGAGGCTGGTGTGCCCGCTCTGGATATCATCCATGGTGAGCTCAAGAATATGATGTATGAAGCTGAGCAAGAATATAATCCATTGCTAAAGCAGTCTGAAGAGATTGGCTCAGATGAAGACTATTCAGATACTGTAGACCGCATATGGCTGCAGGGATACCTGGAAGCTCTAGCTGATGTTTATATGCTTACTTACCAGCTGTCATTTGAGGAGGGGATCCAGGAGGATGTATGAGCAATTGACATTACCCCTAGATTTTGATATGATTGAGGTTCACACTAATGGAAAGGAAAATAATGGAAACTAAGGAAATGACCCTAATTGGACATTTTTCTGTGGATAGCGGACAAGCCATGGTAGGCGACCCTTGCTATCTTGATGAATGGGAACTATGGAATGACAAGGCTGAGGACTTTGAGAACCATGTCAATCATAGAGGCAACTACTCTTATCTAGGTGCTGCCAATGCTACTCTTGGTGAGGGCTATGGCGAACTAGGTGGAACTAAGGCTGTCGTATTCTCAACGGGGTATGGAGACGGATACTATCCTGTCTATGCTGAAATGAATGGTGACGGACGAGTTGCCAAAATTGTTATTGAATTTATTACAGATGAGGATGAGGAGTAATCATGGGTGACAGAATTGTTTATACAATTAAACAAGATAATGATTTATCTGTCAACCTATATAGTCATTGGGGTGGCTATGACAGATTCATTACCCTCGCTAATGCACTGAAGGCTGCAGAGCCTAGATGGAATGATACAGCCTATGCGACTCGTATTATTGTATCTTACTTGATTGGTGATGACTGGGCTGAGGAAACAGGCTTTGGTCTATGGGCCAGCAACAGTGACGGGGCATATGGTGGAGACTGGCCTGATATCACTATTAATCTAGTTAATAAGACTGTAGAGGATGAGACGGGAACGCATTCCTTTGAAGATTTTGTTAACTACCACATGCATAAGGCTGAATATTTAGATGCTTAAATGAGGGCACGAGTGGTGACCGTGCTGTAATACGTGGGGTGGGGTCCCTCACGTTATATAAGGGCGGAGCGCAGGTATTCTTAGGCTTGCGCTCCCCCAACATCTTTGATACAATGGGAGGAACTATGTACAGAATTAATCGTAATACTACACCTACAAAAGAGGAGAAGGCTGCCGTAAAAATCTCAACAATCTTGTCAGACTATTCTCTTGACATTGAGGCTGTTGGTTATTACTTGGCTACCTCAGTTCCTTATGTCCCTTACAGCAGGGCACTTGAAGTTCTTGAAGCGGCACGGTATAATAAAGAAGTAGCAGAATACTACAGACAAGGTGGATACTATGACGACAGACTTCTCTAAGAAAACAGAAATACTAGGTGAGTTTTATTTTACCTATAGAGATGATGCAGAATTAAAAGATTTTATTGAGTTTAACGATCTTGGGCTACCCCTTGCATATCTAGCCAGCGAGGGACTTTGCACGGTATCTGAAGAGGGTACTGATTATATAAATCAAACATGGGCTATGTTAATGGCATCATTAGAGATAGAAGATATTGGGTTTGAAGATATAGATGCTATGATGAAATTTGCAGAAGAAAATCAAAAAGAATAGGGCTGAAAACTGCCGACATTTTTAGTACAAACCAGACATATCAAACATATCTAGAAAATAGTATTACGATCAAACATTATTTTTCCCAGAAATTTATTACGATAGCTATAAAAATTTCCAGATTGTATCAAACATATTTTCTTTTGTCAATTCAGGGTTATATACCTTATACTATGTATTAGAGTAATTGTCAATTCTTTTTATATACCCCGCCATTTTACGATCCCCCGCTGCAGCGCCTCTTAACTATCCTATTAGACATTACGAACGGGGCGCAAAAATCGCAGGGTATATAGAAGATCCCCTGATATCCCTATAGGTATATATACCAAATAAGAAAAAGACATTACGATAGATCATAAAAAATCGCTGAAAGTTTTTCAAACTTTTTCAAATATTTTATAAATGTTTTATAACTTTTTGTTATTATTTTCCACAGTTTTGGGCAATTTTTATAACATTTTGATATCAAATATTGAGACAGTTTTGCCCATATTGTGGATATAAATCTACTTGACAGATATCAGGATATATGGTATAGGGGAATATCTCTTATGTTTTAAAATTTGGAAAGGGGGTTTTGCAGCCGCTGCATTACGAACGCCCCTCTTAAAAGTGCTCCATTCCCCACTTCCCTCCACTTTCCTCCACCTATAGAATATAATATTATTATCAGTAATATTTTTCTGTGGATAAACATGTGGATAACTTACATTTTCTGTGTATAAAACACTAATTTACCCTATCCAAATTATCTTTTTAAACCTCACACATATGTGAGATATTTATATAAAACCTAACACTCAATGTGAGGTTTACAATATAAGGTTTTTATGCTATAATCTTTATATGCCTAGTCAGAATACTCAGTGGTATAAAGATGTACGCCTTATAGAAGCTTTGGACCAAATTCGCCAACGCAATATGGGATTTATGTCCTATTGTTATTTTTGTGGCGCTAAGTCCATAGGTATAAAGGCTGTTCAGGAAAAGTTATATTCTGTATGTTCTGATCATGAAAATTCAGGGGTAGATGTAAAGTCTACATATCCTTCTTCACATAATGGGCAATAAGAATTCATCCCTCTGGCATTATTTAATCCAATAAGCAATAAGCCCTTATCCTGCATATCCAGGATATCTTTATCTAATCTCCCATAGACTACTGGGATTAATTTAGTCTTACATGTTATACAGTTATGTATCATATAGAGTATATTGTAGCATTTCCTATATACCGCCCGATTTTGTGGCTACCCCTATTTGACATGTTATGGGGTCTTTGATATACTTATATATAGAGGGAAGCACTTAAGATATGGTTCCCTCTCTGCCTTACCTTTCTGGGGCAGAAATCGCAGCTACCTTTCTGGCTGCGTCCTCCTGGGCATGAGTGATAAAAGGCCCCCTTTCTGATATTGGAATAGGAGGATGGGCTGGCTAATAACCAGAATAACCCGCTTTCCTGCTTAGCATGTAAACCCTCCTATTTCATCCTGTATAATAGTATTAACATAGTCAGGGCCTCTAGCGCAAGCAACGCCCTGGCTTTCTGTTATATAATATATTTATGAAACAAATCATCCAGGAGATATTTCCTGTTATTAGGGATATAGACGATCATATAGATGATTTTGAGGAAATAGACGTTCTTTGACTTTACCGCCTTTTTATGGCATAATGGGTAGATGAAAGCTATTACAAAACCAACAAAAAGAATGAGCCAATGGAAGATAAGGCTTGAAGAGGCTGCTATGTTTATTGATAATAATAGGGCTGATGATGCTAAACTAATTATTCAGCGTGTTATTGCAGAAATGAGTGGAAATGACACACGATGAATTATTGGCAAAAATAAATGAAGAATTATCAATTGATTATGCAGATGCTTATGGTAATTTTCCTATTGGGCTAAATGCCCTCCGTGCAGTAGTGGAATTGCACAAGCCCAAATCTTATGCTGAAAGTAGTAATACTTGTAGTCATTGCATAGTTTACTATCCTTGCGAAACTATTCAGGCTATTGAGAAGAAAATCCAATGACATACCAAGAGCTATATAGAAAAGTAGAGGCTATTTGGCATGACTCTTGGAAATCTTCCGAAACGACAGCCTTGTTTAATGTAGTTAAGTTGCATAAACCTTTTGACTTTACTCTTGGTGGAGAACCATTTACTGCCTGTGAGTGTGGCAATGAATATCCTTGTAAGACTATTGAGACTATTGAGAAGGAGTTAGAATGAGACGAGACGCAGATATTATAGGCTATATGTATAACGATACTGAAGCAAAGATACGTGAACAGATAGCTGCAGAGATTGAGGACTTAATTGATCCACCGCCAGTTGATGAAGTGGACTATATTGTTGTAGATGTAATTAAAAGATGTGCTGCTATTGCTAGGGGTAAAATTGATTGATTTTATAGTACGTACTTTATTTAGATGGGATGCTTTACGTACCGCTATTTTTGATGAGGTAAATTGGTACAACTCAATAGGTTTGATTTTTGAAGATAAAGAAGCTATGAAGACTGCTGCTGCATTTTGGTGGGAGCCAGACGGATGGCGGGGATGGACAGAAGAAAACGGTAAATATTACTTTCACGATATCCCAGAGCCAACTATTGGAGATATCCTAGACACTATAAACAGAGGGGGACACAATGAAGCATAAATATTACACAATAAATGAAGATAACGATTTAGAACAAATTCCAGGCAACATTGCAGATGATGTTATCAGACAGTATATTGAAAGACGGTATACAGGTGCATTGTTAATATCAATGTTTGTTATTGGATTTCTATGTGGGGTAATTGCATACGCATTATAGTGAGTCTTAAACCATACCGCCCTGTTAAGGGCGTATGTTGGTTATATGATTCTATTTTGCGCCGAACTTTAAACGCATTTTCTCCCATTTGATTAGATCGCTTGGATAATCAAAATCATCTGTCCAGTCATTGATTTCCGTATACCCGCCCGCTTTAAAAGCATCTTTAATATTGCGGGCATTGTTTGTTCCATGCATATAAAGATATAATCTCCATGCCCCTGCGCCTGTTTGTTTTTTCTCTATAAGTTCTTCTATATACTGCTTGATCTTTTGATTCATACCGCCCGTAAAAGATACTGCAAATATTTCTTTGTGTCCCTTGCCAGTATATTTTGACGGGCCTTTGCGAAGAAAAAACCTATATTCATTTTGATCTGAGACTATTATGTTTATTGCCTCATCTGTAAAATATGTATCACCAAAAACTATTATAGTTCTATCATTAGACCATAGGTGATTGGATGAATATATTTTTCCAAAATCATACCATTCTCCAGCCTGCGGAAAACTATGTTTAGCTCCTTCTATAATATATCTTTCATCGTTGCCAATTATTACGATATCATCTGTATATTGCCTGAACTGTCTAACTATCCTATTAATTAATATTTCATTTTCAACTTTAACTAAATGTTTTGGAACATTACGATAGTTTGACCAACGCTTACCTTCACCAGCAGCAGCAATAATTACACGCATTTATCTAGTATATCAGTTGACAAAGAAAAATGTCTATGGTAAACTGATAAAGCAGTATACAACTTACAAGAATAGGAAAAGTATGAATCTATACGGTACATTAGTTGGGCGACTAGGAACGGATCCTGAAAGAATCGGAACCACTGGAGCTCGTTTTCGTTTATCATCAAGTGATAGATCAAAAAATGAACAAGGTCAATGGGAAGACCGTGACCAAACTTGGACAACAATTAAGGTCTGGGGAAAGAATGCTGACTACGTAATGTCTACCCTTAAAAAGGGTCAAGAGATTATTGTAGTAGGAACTATGTATGAAGATACATGGACAGATAAAGAAGGAAACAAGAAGAGCTCATATGAATTAAAAGCGGATCATATTGGCGCTACTGTATTTACTTTATCAAAGAACTCTGTTGCTACCGCTCAGGTATCATCAGATAATCCTTGGGTAAAGACTCCGTTTTAAGGAGAGATGCTGTTGTGCCCCGAAAGGGGCACACAGTAAACATAATATGAATAATTGGACAGAACAATTAACAGATGAACAGAAAGAGCAAGTCTGGGATTTTATCGTATTTACTGTAAAAGAAATACGTGAACAGATTGCACTTGATATTGAATACACTTATGATGTATGGGCTACTCACGGCAAAGCAAAATCTCGTAAAACTAAAAAAGCTTTTGAGGTATGTGCTGATATTGCTAGAGGTTTAAATGAAAAAATTGACAAAGAATAAGTCTTGATGTATAATGTATAAATGGATAAGGGTAGGGTTGTGATTTGTGATACCTGCAATAAAGAGATTGAATTACGTTGGGGTATCTTTGCACATGACACTCTTTTTCGTCATAAGAAAGCGGAGCATAAATAATGGCACACAGCGTTAAAGAGCGAGTAACAATTGGTTGGTGTGATGGTGGCAATGTAGAAGGTAGATTTATGAGCGGTGTCACTAACACAATAATTGAGGCATCAAAACATAAAATCAACATTGTTAATACTATTCGTGTAAATGGAAATCAAATTGCTCGTCAAAGGCAGTCATTGTGGGATTTTTGGACAAACTATTCTGACAGCGAATGGCTTTTGTGGGTAGATAGCGATATAGTTTTAACAACTCCAGTATTAAAAATGTTATGGGACATTGCAGATAAAAAAACAAAGCCAGTAGTAACTGGAGTTTATTTTGTATCTAATCAAAATGAACAAAGTTTAATGCGACCAGTGCCAGCAATATATAAGGATACAGATAATCCATACAGAACAGAAGTAATTCATCCATTGCCAAAAGATAAAGTTATTCCTGTAGATATCGCTGGTTTTGGATTAATGCTCATGCATAGATCAATTATTGATCCAGTTAATAAAGTTGCTGGAGACTTTTCTGTTTTTGGAGAAAACCAACAATCAAAAGATAAATTTATTAGTGAAGATGTTTCATTTTGTCGTAAGTTAAAGGCTGCTGGCATTCAGCTTTATGCACATACAGGAGCTTTAGTGCAACACATGAAAACATTTTCTTTTGATGAAAACTATTACAACTTATATTGGTATGGTGTTAGTACAGATTTTATTAAACAAGAAAAAAAGAAATAGTAATGGCTAAAAGGGACTATTTTAAAAAGTTATGGTCAACAATTTTGTCTAATGGAGTAAGGCAAGATTTAGAAGGTAACTGGACTATAATAAATTCTTCTACTAACAAAAGAAGAATGGAAAAGCAAGGCTCTTCCGTGGGAGGAGCATCTGGCTCCAATCAAAAAGACTGGGTTCCTGCAAAAATATATGTGACTCCAGAAGAGCTTGAGGAAATTTGGAATAAACAAGATGGCAAATGTTATTGGTTTAATGTGCCACTTAATCTTGATTTACTATATAAAGACCATAAAGATTGGATGCCTAAACATCCGCTAGCTCCATCCATTGATAAGATAGATGTAAATGGAGACTATACAAAAGACAATATAGTTATCTGTACAAGATTTGCAAATTTTGGTAGAAATGTTTGTGATTTTGATAAGTTTCATAATATAGTTAGGATATTAAAAAATGATAAACAAAATGTTTAATATGTTGTTTTGCAAACATAAAGAAATTGAAAAATCATCATGCCCATTTACTGGCAATACATATTCTATTTGTGTTAAATGTAATAAAATAACATATACTGAAAAAACAAATGGCTGATCCTAATCAAACACCACAAAGAGGGGACTGGGTTTGTCCCTGTAATGGCTGTTTAAAGGCCAGGAAAAGGGCTTTTAAAGAGGTTCTAGACATAATAGAGGCTGGCGGAGACGCTTACTCTAGAATAGACGCAATAAGAAAGCTTATAGATAAAAAATGACAGCAAAAGAAATACTTGAGATTATTGAGCAGGAGTATAATTCTTGTCCAAATATCGTTGGTACTGATGGAAAACTATATTGTTATACATGGTATAGACATGAAGATTGTGAAAGATTAAGGGTATTGCTATATAAGATTACGAACGATATTAAGTATACCCTGCCAAATATCAGACAAGATATTTCAGAAGCTGTTGAAAAAATGATGGATGATCC